AATGCCGCGGTCAACAAGCTGGACGAGCTCCAGCTTCGTTCTCACGCTGGCATACTGCAGCCGGTTGGCCTCGAACACGATCTCATTGCCGTGGCCGATCTCCCGACTCGAAAAAAGCTTGGAAGTGAACTCCAGGCTCATCTGCACGGCCAGCGGCTCGATGGTGCTCTCATAGAACGCATTCCACTGGTCCTCGGTGTAGTTGCCCATCACGATGTTTTCGTTCACACCGAAGTACCGAAATACGGCATCCCTCAGCTCCCTCATTTGCGCCGCGTTGATCATCTTGGGCTCGGTGTTCAGCGGGATGTACTCGGCCTTCGCATCCAAGGCCGCAATCCCGCCGCTGTTGGACACCGTCAGGTATTCCTTGACGAACCGCTCGCGCTGGGCCTCAATGTCGGTCTCCTTGAGCATCCCTTGGAACTTGAGAATACCCCGGAGCGCGGCGCTCGTCTTTACCGCCTGCGCCAACCCTTCATTCGTGGTGTGAATTGCAGACAGCGTAGCGTTGATAGGACTGTTCGGTTCACCCAACAGATCGTTGTTATAATAGTGCCGGCGCAGGTGGATGACGTCGCTGTATGGAAGCGTCGCCGTGCCACCTTCCATAAAATAGAACTTCACATAGAGCGTCCCGGCACTGTCCTCTAACAGCTCCGCCGATACACAATTGACCGGATACACGGCCACAAGCCGCCCAGACTCCCAGACAGGGTAGGCCCAGGCGTTGTTGTCCATCATAAGCGTCGTGACCAGCTTGTACAGCAGGTCGTAGGCCGACATCTTTGGGTTGGGCCGGAGGGACAACACCCGCTCGATGTCGCTATTCTTGACGTGGATGACCTCGCCATTGACACGGCGGATGTGTTTGGCCTTCAGCTTAGCTGCGTTGCGGGCAATGGCGTCCACCGCAGCACGGACAACGTCAGCCTCATATGGCCGCTCGCCCCAAGGCGTGAAAATGGGCGTATAGCCAGCCATGACTTTCACCTGAGTGAGCCCGGTGCGGCGGCCAAGGAAGCGTCCAAATAGCCGCTGCAACCAATTGCGCTGTTCCACCGGGTCACCTCCTTAAATGAGTGCGCGATAGTCCTCGAGTTTTTGCTGGAGCACCGTATAGGCGATAATCAGGGCCACCGCAGGGTCAATGCGCTGGCGCTTGTTCTGGCCCTTCACAGGCCGGATGTTCTCGTTTTTGTCCACCTCGACGGCCAGGTTCGTAAGTGCCCACAACAGCAGTGGGTTACGATTGTAGTTGATCCGCTTGGCTGCCAAGTCAGCCCGGAGCACCTTCATAGGCGCCGACAGCGTCTTGGCCCCCATGATTACCGGCAGCAAGTTCACCTTGTTCTGGTAGCCCAGTCGGGTCTCCATGTCCTCGACCCAGGCGGGCGAATTCCAACTGTCGTAGCCGATCCAATAGGTCGAAATGCCGTATTCGTCGCGAAGTCGCGCGAACCAGTCCGTGACGTACCGGTAATCAATCCGGTTGCCGGGGCACGGCGTAATCAGGCCCCGCTCGACCCAGCGGTCGTAAGGAACCTTGTCCTCCTTAGCCCGCTGCTCGATGGTGTCGCCGGGCATAAAGCCCTGAACGAGCGCGTAGAGCTGACCGTCAGGACGCATGACCAAGATGGCCGCGGCCGTCAGGTCGGTAGTGGCCGACAGGTCCACACCACCGATGGCGTAGGTGTCCCGCAACATCTTCATGTCGAACGTGGCCTCGTTATTGGCCTCCTCATACGTCAGCCACGTGCCGGAGGATGTCTCACGGATGTTGAAATCCTTCGTGAGCACCGTCGGCAAGAAATTGGGGTCGTTCTTCGCCCNCTCCACGTTGGCCGCCAGATCCTCATAGCTCTTGATGGTACCCAGACCAGGGTTCGCCTTCTCCCAGGNCCGAAAGTCNGTCCACTCGGAGCGNTCGTCCAGCTCATACAGGAAGGCNAGGAACCGCTCGTCCTCGACCACACCGTCCAGCACCCGGCAAGCGTAGTCGTAGATGTCGTCGTAGATNCACTCCCGGACGAAGCCGGCCGTNGTGATCATCGCNAGCAGNGGCTGCTCCCGGGCCGCCATCGACTGCTTCATNACGTCGTAGAGNTTGCGATCCTTGATCGCATGGAGCTCGTCGATGATCACGCAGTGGCTGTTCAAGCCATCCAGGCTGTTAGACTCGCTGGCCAGCGGCTCGAACTTCCCGAAAGCCACCGGAAAGTACAGATCCGTCTTGCGCTTCTTGAGATGCTTCCTCAACGCGGGTGACTGGCTGACCATGTTGACGGCTTCGGAAAAAACGATGCGCGCCTGGTCCCGTTTGGTATTGTGCGTCGCTATGAGCCTGTCGCCCGCTAAGAACAGGTGAGACGGACTATCCACCGCGATACAGCGCGCCGGCTTCGGTTCAACCTCCTCGACTGCCACGATCCAGCGATGCCGAGCCTTTGTACTCGACCCGTTGCGCTGGATCTGCCTCTCCCGCTTGCGGGAAAGATTGAACACCGGTGTGTCGTCGTACGCCTTGAACGAAACAATCCAGACGTCGCTGCGCCCGTTAGTTGGCGCCGAGCGAATGTGCGCTTTGAAACCCAGCCCAAGGACAAGTTCGTGCACATCCCTGGCTAGGCGCTCGCATACTGACACGAACCTGCACTCGCCAAACTTGGTGATGGTCCCATCCGAATCCATCAGCCCGCGGAGCAGGTCCATGCGCTGCTCAGCGCTGGCCCTCTTGTAAACGTCCGGGATATGCTTGTTCTCAAGCAGCCCCATTTGCCGCAGGGTTGTGCGAATGCCAAGAATGGTCCCGTATACGAGGTTGCGCTTGTACGAGTAGTGAGGGGAAAACTTGTACCCCCTCCTCTCGATCTCGCGGATGATCTCTAGATCGCCCTTGTCGATGGTGATAGCCCCTCTGTTATTGCGACCATCGCCCAGCCAAACGCCCAGAACGTATGGGTCGATGGGCAAGGGCTTCTGGTCAAACCGCAGAGGGGCAGCCACCTTGATCCGGTAACGCGGCCGGCCGTCGTAGGTCACGCTCCTGGCAATTTCCTCCGTGCTGACCGTAACAGTCTTGTACTTCTGCGACGCGTCCCTGCGAGGCTTATACCGCTTTTCGACGGTCCACAGGTGGTTATCGGTGGCGATCAGTTCGCTGCCATCGTCAAAGCGAACCCGATAAGTCTTCCTGAGCACGACGGGCGACAGGTACGTGACCGTCGTCGGCCTACCATCTTCAGCGAACACCTGGTCGCCCACCCGCAATTCGCCCATCGTGGTCCAGCCGCGGGTGGTCAGGATCGGTGTATCCAGGTCCAGAGGCGCCACCGTATAGACTTCCGCCCCACCCTCGGCGTCGCCGACCAGCATGTACAACCCGATGCCGGCCAGGAGCGTTGACTTCCCGTTTTTGCGACCGACCAGCATGACGAATTCCCGGCACCGCCGATACCCCGTCTCCTTGTGAACAAAGCCGAACACCGACTGGAGCATGGCCTTCTGCCACAGCTCCAACCTCACTGGTTTGCCGATCCACTTGCCCTTGCTGTGGCGGCAGAACGTCTCGATGAACTCGATGGGGCGGTTTGCCCGCTCGATGTCGAACACCCAGGGATCACGAGGGTGGTCCAGTTCGTCGATGAGTTTTGCATACTGCTGCTTCAGACGTTTGCAGGCTACGATCTCGCCGGCCTGAATCCTCTCCCAGTAGAGCCTGATGTAGTTTTCAGCCACACTATCTCCGCCCCCGCTTGACAAACGCCATGAGCTCGTCCTGGGCCTGCTTGCCCGCATCGGGGTCCGGCACCATGTCGAAAAGTTGTTTGCACACCGCAGCATAACGGTTAATCATCGTGTTGTAGACCTTGGTGGCCGGATGCTCCCGTAAAAAACGTTGAGAACCCTGCTCAAAGACCTCGATGATGCCCTGCTGGTCTATGATGTGACGGGTTTCTTCCAGGGTGGCCTTCATGAATGCGGCCTCTTGGAGCAATCCTTCGGCCGCCTTCCGTTTATCTTTCGGCAAGTTCTTGAAAAGCCGGCGNAGTTTCCGNATCTCCTTCTTTATCGCTTTTTGTTTTTCTTCCTCAGTGTAAAGTCGCATATTTTCACACCCTTTTTAGCCCCCTCGTGTGCGGAGCCGTTCCGGGGTTTTCGGAGGTGGGCCACTCGGTCTCCACGGAGGCCCCACCTACTCAGGACAGGGGGGGATGCTCTCACGTGTATCAAGTCCCCATTCTCATCGAACATCACGTCGTCCCTTGTCGCACTGTGCCTGCTCATGTGTTCTTTGTTGTGGCAGTCCTGACATAGCGCTTCCAAGTTGTCCCAGCTCAAAGTTATTTCCGGATTGTTTATGTTCTTTGGTGTCAAATATGTTATATGATGCGCTATGGTCGCAGCACCACCACATCGTTCACAAATAAAAAACTTGCTTCG